CGCGCGCATAGTCATACGCTTCATTCTCTGCGCTCTTTAGGTACTCGTCAGTTTGGCGCACACCCTGCGCAAGCTCTTCGCCAGCTTCTGTCAGTTCCACTGGTCGCGGATACGTGGAATCAACTATCTCTTCATAACGCTGGTGCAGCTGCTTGAGATTTTGTTCGCGTATCTCTTGCAGTTTCTCGCCACCGGGTTGCTTGCGAATGTTCTCCTCATCCGTATACATTCGGGGGTCCTGTGTCGTTCGACCGGCTGTGGCTGTCATGCCCTGCTCTTCGAGCGCTGCCCTGCGTGCTATCGCTTCACCAGCTTCCTTTGCTGTCATACCTGAAGCGGTTGCAGCAGCAACCTTGGCGGCCATATCAGCCTTCATACCCTCAGACACAGCCTCCCAAGGGACGCCCAGCTCCTGGGCTGTTTCACGTAGTGCCTGAACAGCAGCCTCTACCGAGGAGTCGCCACCAAAAAATCTCTTAACCTTATCTACCGCACGGCTAACCCATGGCGCCGCGAGTTTAAAGCCCACGTATCCACCAGCTGCGCCAAGACCAGCGGATATTGCATTACCAAACCTGCTGTCCTCCGGAGTCGTCGCTAATAACGCGCCCTCTGCAGCGCCTACAGCAGGCACAGCAGCCCATGCCGGTAGCCCTACACCCGCGGCCTTCATCCCGGCGCCCAGCAAAGGACTCGCGGCCATAGCAGCTGCTGTCCCAGTAAACGCCTGGCCCACAGTACGTCCAAAATCAAAACCTTCCCCGGCATGCTTTTCATACTGAGCTATCTCCTCAGCAACGCGTCGGTTGTATTCCGGGTCCTGCGTAATTAACTGCTTAGTGCCCTGGCCGAAGTCATACGCACCGCGACCCATGCGTGCGGCGAACTCACCACGTAAGCCCTCGCCACCCTCTAGCGGGTTGCCGTATATCTCCTCGTTATCGAAGTCCTCGTATCTAGCCAGGCCACCTTGAACGGCAAGGTCTGCTACATCTTCATATGAGGCGCCCTCCGGCACCCCGCTTATTATTTGTCCAGTAGGTAATTTAACATCCATTATTTCGGTCTCCGACGTGGTAGGTCCTTAATGTCAATAACAGTATTTTTTCGAAGACCCGCACCCTTCGGCTCCATGCCGGGTAGATAGAAGTTCCGTTTACCGGTTGCCTCCTCCTCAAGTTTGGGGTAGAGCTCTTCGAACCAGTTCTTCTCCGCGACCTCCATTGCCTCCGGTGACGCTTCGAAGTTTGCATCAATTCGCCCAACACGAGCCTTGTATGCTTGCGCAGCTTTATATCGAGCCTTCATCTTCTCTGCGTTAATCTCATAAGCACGAGTTAATATCTCACGGCCCCCGGGTGTCATTGCTATACCCGGCATCATACCCACGAGGAACTCTCTGTCTTTATCAGACATTGCGCCCGGCATGCCGCCACCGTCACTTGTGCTACGCAACTCAAGTGCTAATTGATTTGAGATTGCATTAGCGGCCTCAGCCTCACCCAGGCCCTCGAAGCTTAGTCCGAATACACCAGACGCAAAGCTCTTGGCCTTGGTGAGCGTTTGTACACCGGCACCACCGGTGTAGTCACGTAGCAAGCTTGTAATCAATCTTGTCTTGCTCGCCTTGCGCTTTGACGCAGATACAGCTCCAGAGATTGCCTTGGAGCGTTCAAATGAATCCTGGGCAACGAGCTCTTGCTCCTTCTCAATTGCCGGGTTCTGTGCGCGCCACTCAGCCATATCCTGATTGAGCTGTTTCCTACCCTCAAGGCCGCGATAGATGGGTAGGCTTGGGTCCGGCTTCTCTCCACCGTAGGGGCTCGCACCCTCTGGTAGATTGTCCTTAGCCTCGGCCACTGCGTCAACTTGAGCTGTAGCAAGCGCCACCTCCTTAGTCACCGGGACCTGTCGTTCAATTGGTTCTGGCTTGTAAGCATTAGCAGCAACTGCGTCACCTGGGCGCACCGGGTTGCCGCCAAAGTCAACACCATAGTCCTGCGCAAGCCTCTGAACAGCAACACTCGCTTGGGTCGTCGCAGCATCTGCTCGCTGCTTGTTAATGCCGCGGTTAATCGCAGCATCTGCGTCGGCAGCTGAAGCAATAACACTCTTCAATTGCTCTGGGTCCGCATGTAACTCTGTTACATCCTCTTCATCAAACACCGAAGGATAGCGCTGTGAGAGGTGCTCTAGTATCGCACCACGTTGTACAGGGTCATCTACGTTCACACCGTGGAACGCATTACGTAAAGCCTCAGCCCCCATTTGGAACATTTCCTGGTTGGTCTTCTCCATGTCAGAGTTCCGCTTCTTCATCAGATTGCGGTCGTTGAGCATCTTGTTAAGGGCTGCAGCAGTTTCGACGTCACCCATCTGCTGAGCGTATGCCAGCTGACCCTGTATAGCAGCTAATTCTGGGTCCTCTACGGGCGCCCCAGGTATCCCGGCAGGTCCAGGTCCACCCGGCATTTGCGCGCTCTGAGCGGCCTGTGCGAGCCCCTCACGCATTGCCTGCTCACGCTTAGCTCCCTGGATAGCTAATTCGTTCACATTAGCATTGTATTGCATGCTTGACAGCGCATTGGCTGTCGCAACATCTCTGTCCCAGGTGTCTGGGACCCCTTCAGCTTGAAGTATGATATTTGGATTCATTAGGTGATCACCGTTGGTCTGCCGTACTTATCGACTAGTCGCTGGGTTGTAAATGGCCTCATGGCTCCGGATAGCGCATTATTCCAGGCATTGGACCCGGATATTGTTGCTGCACTCCGAGCATCGCCCATTCCGGTCATGTAATTACCGATTGTGCCGCTCTGTCCTAATGACGGATTCATCAGCCCGGATAGCGTGTTATACGTCTTGCGCTGGTCCTGGTTAAATCGGTCCCGGCTCTTGTCGTAATATGTCGAGGCCATGCCCATGGTGTAATCTTGCAGGTCCTTTATTTGTCCGCCGGACATGCGACGGCCGCCAGCTGCCGCGGCCTTGTTCCGGGCGTCAATACCCTCATTCAGCATGAACTGATAGCCAGGGTCCTGATACATATCCTCTGGCCGGTAGTTTCGCAGCACGCCGCCACGACCCTCATGCATTCGGCTACTGAGCATATTGGCAGCCTTCTTACCGATATTAAGGTAAGGAGATTCACGCTGCTGTTGATATGCCATTGCCTGTTGCGCGGCTGCCATCTGCTGCTTGGCAGCTTTGTCGGCGGCCTTGTTCGCTTGATAGCCACCATACAATTGAGCACCGGCGTTCAGTAAGTTTCCCGCGTTGTTTTTTAAGAAGCTAGTAAAGATACCCATGATTTTCCCCTATACCGCTGCGCCGGTTGCATCAACCCATTGCGCGCCTGTTTCGTCATACCAAATAGGCTTGGTGAGCGTTGTGTCAAAATATGTGCGACCGTCAAATAGTAACTTTGTTGGTCTGTCTGCCGTCGTTCCTGATTCAGTTAATCCGTTGAGAGTTCGTCCCATATCGGAAAACCAGATGACCCATACCCTACTCTTTAGGTCCGGGTCTGATGGAGGTCTAAAATTTAATCTTTGTGCCATGTTATTTACCCTGCTGCGTCAATCCACGCGCCAATTATTACAAAGTCAATTGGTTCACTGCACCGGATTCTAAACACCCAGTCATCTGAACGTCCCAGTCTTCGCCATATAACGCGCTGACTATATTCACCAACTGCGCCCAAGCTTGCGTTGTGTTCATTGCCCCATGAGTTCCCGCCATCATGTGATACTGAGAGCATTACTACTGGGTCAGAGCCCTGGCCCGTTTGTAATTCAGTTGACCCGGTGCGAACATCTAGCCTTAATCTTGATATACGTATCTGCTTCTCATCGAATAGATGCTTGCTTGTTATCTGCCTGACAATTGGTTCACCGTCATCCGAGTAGGCTTCAGTGTCTACCAGATAAATTTTGCCGACGTTATAATCTGATACGTAGTATTTTCCGTTAAAGGTCTCACCAAGCTCACCAAGATGCCGGGCACCCAGTGCGCCATAATTAAGCTCACTCCACACGTTCGTTCTCTTATCGTATAACCAGCTCTTGCCCTCAGCCGGGAAATTCAATTGATAGAAATGATGACCCTGCTTAGAGTATGAGAATCCGGTGGCGTCAGATACAGTTGTGTATTTGTTTATCGTGTCTGCTAATTCGGTGCCGGTTACATCTTCAAAATTAAAGCCATTGAATTTGGCAACAAACACATCACCCTGGGCCGCATTGGATGCAAGCATCATTACTTCAGATTCGCCGAACTTACTAATACTCCACTTCGCCGCTAACCCAACTTCAATAACACCACCGGTAATCCGTGAGTATGGCGGCGTGCCGCTACCTGTATTATTCCAGAACTCGATAGTCTCCGTTCCACACAGCATAATGTCCGTATTGTTTTCAAATAGTCTTACCAAATTATCTGGTGATTTTTCTGCCGTTGCGAAGTCTAGTGCGTTCCAGGAGTTAGTCGGGTCAGTAGCATCAAGACTCGACAAGTAGAACTCACCGGAATCAGGTTTTGGTACTATGAAGTAGCCGTCATGCGATATCACTGTACTCGCATCATCGTTGTAACTTGCGTCGGTAATCGTGGCGAACGTCGTGCTTGACATGGTGTAGTAGTAACCGTTAGTGCCGTCTGTCACCATAACCACACCGGCGTGGTTGTATGCCATCCCGACGAAGCCACTTGTAGTACTTAATGTGCCCCTATTGGTCGCCGCCCCAGCAGCTGTAATCTCCCAGAACGTACCACCCTGCACGACGTACAGTAGCGTATCAACTGCGAGCATCCCACGTACCGGAGAGCTTGAGTTAAAATCATAGAACAGCGTTAAGCCCGGTCTCGAATGATAGCTATAGCGCGTTTTATCCTCTTGCGGTTGAAGGTCCATATACAAGTTAAGACGCTGCTGCGCTGTGACATCAGGAGCCTTGCCTGTTTGACCTACACCGAATAAGTTATAACGCATGCGCTTTACTCCGTGAAGATGTTGTACGAACGGCTACCGGAATTGATGACAGTTGGTTCAGACATTGAGATATGCTTCGGGAAGTTCTTCTTCTTTACGCGGCCACGAACACCATGTGCAATCTTTAATACTTCCTGTGGTACAGCAACACCAAATTCCGGCGCAAGGTATTCACATAATCCGTATACGACAAGATTCGTGTAACCCGGCGCCAAGGATACTGTCGTATCTAACGATGCGAACGACGATAACTGTGTCCAGTAATTTAACTGTACCGTTATTGAGGAGGATGGAACAGGCCAAACATATAGCGTTCCATTCGGGAACGACGGCTCATAGTATAGGAACTCAGGGAGGTCAGATGCCGTGTCCTTATCGACAAGCTTGGTGTAGCCCATTCTCGTATCGAGTATGCGGAAATTAAAATCATCACCATTAGCGTCGGTGTAGAATGTTGATTCATGAATTTGTACTGGCCTGGTTTGAGCAAAGTCACCAGTTGCGCCTATGGTTCTCGATTCTGTACTGCCCGGCCAGGTTAGTGCGACCTGGTCTATAGATAGAACATAAGCTCGGTCTATATTCCACTCATCAAGCATACTGTTGAGCGTCTCCAGACCGTCATTGGCTTCCTGCGACGTTGGAGCTTCACCAGTCTCAAGGACCTGTAGTAATCGCATCGTGCGCTTAATTAAGTCTCTAGCTGTAGCCATGTTATTTCCTATTCATTACGTGCGCTCGTGGCGCCACATACATTGTTGATTCGAACGCATGTTGTCTAGCGAAGTTCTCCAGGTACTCCCGGTAGCCCTTGTTATCTGCGTCGTCACTAATAATTGTCTTCACATCAAATAAGTCACATACATTTTCTAGCGTTTCTTTTCTGCAACCCGTCCTCCGATTAGGACCATCGTGCAACAGTATGCTATAGCGCTTCGGAATATCTTCATTCTGTAAATCATAACTCCCGTCGGTTACTGTAGTCTTGACGATTGCAATATTTGTTACGCCAGCTGCACGAGCCATCTGCGCTGTTCGTTGTGCATAGTAGTCGTCGTTCTCGATACAGAAGACCATCTCGTCTGTCGCTGCTGCCATCAACACAGTGCTTAGTCCGCTGCCTGTTTCCAGTATTGGCCCGGTGGCCTGCTTTGCGTAACCAATTGCTAATGACAGAACTTCGGGCGGAGCAGTGAATTTATTGTTGGTGTACTTGATGGCCTCCTTTATATCTTTAACGCTCCATTCTCCATCCTTAATCCTGTTCGCTACATAAGACATTGTCGTGCCGTGTGAGCGCCGAATAAATGCGCCAGCGGAGTCTTCAAAGCATTCGACACCCTCGTGGCTTAGTTCTAATTCCGTGGCACAGAATATCTTTCCCCCCATCTCACGCCACAAATTACATACATGTAAGTCGCCGCCCCAGCGTGTTCCGTTAATCAGTGTGCGCTGGAATAATAGTGGCTGCTCAATCTCATGATTAGTGTTGCTATCGAACGACTCGCATGATTCAACAAGCTTCTCGATAACGTGGCGCTTAAATCTCAGGAACCCTGTTGGTAAGCCCTCAACTTCCATCAAACCATCTACCGGGAACTTACCCTTCATCATGCGCATTGGTAATTCTTCTTGCTTGTCCTTGCGCCGGTGTGGATAAACGCCACCAACAACATCTAGGTCATATTGGCAAAGCTTCACTAGGTCGCTTGAATGCCATTCAACATCTGCATCAATGAACACCAGGTCCGTGCAGTCTGTCGTTAAAAATTCTTGCACGATTCTATTTCGCGCATCATCTACGTGGCAATTTCCACGCAGTAATAAATATGCTGTTCCAATCCCGGCGTCATGTAATGCCTCTCTGGAACTTGCCATACTGAATGTATAGCCTGTAGTGCATCGGTCATACGAGGTAGTAGCGATGCAAACCTTTTGCCCGTCAAAGCTTCTCGGGCTGCCATTGTCTTGATGCAATTTTGACATATTAGAATTGGGGGAGCGTTGCCACTCCCCCTCTCCGGTTGTGGTTACGTGGTAACAATCAGACCTAAAGCAACTAGCGCGCTGTTAATAGAAACAATTGCGGCTTCGTTGGTAGTAGTCGTAGCTGTAGCAGCGGGAGCCGTTACAGATTGCTGCACCACTGGAGTGGCTCCAAAGAAGCTAATCTTCTCGGTAGAGCTCGTGCCTAGCGTAGTCCCATCGGGACCGTTATCACCTAAGTAGTGAACTGCCATAATAATTACTCCTTAGTTAAAGTTAAGCGCCAGAGCCCATAACACGACAAGCCCAATCAGGTCGTAGTGTTTTGTAGCCATACAAAATATCAATTCGACAAGGCATATTGTCGTTGTTGATATCGTACTGTCGAACGCATCGGATGCTAAGACCGTCGTATACTTCACGAGCTGCGAAGTCCACACCTCCAGGCATAACAAGGTCAGCAGTTGCGAAAGCAAAAGCTTCACCGTGGTAGACTAGATGGTTCGGGAAGGAACCATCAGCAGCACCAACCCAAGTCAGCGCGGCAGTGGTTGCCGGAAGCGAGTCAACATTCTGGCTCGCACCAGTTGATTGCAGCGCAGGCGAGAACGACAACGAAGAAGTGGTAGCCGCAGTAACAACAAATTGCTGAAGGTGCGGGTAGGCCACTTTCGTTTCCGGGTGAACCGCATAGACGTCCGCCATGGTGAAAATCGAACCAACGGACGGCGCAGAGGATGCGCCAGTAATAGCAAGGGTGCTATCACCATCAGCAGCAGTTACAGAGTCGAACGTAATGCCGGTGATGTCGGAGCCGTTAGTATGCGTATAAATGCGCTCGTTCTCTACCCAGTTCAACCCAGCAGTACGACCAACAACACCGTCTCGATACTGCTTACTGATTTCTTTAGAGTCTTGGAACAAGCCTTTCAACGCATCAACCTGACCAGCCATGTCGATACTTTCCATCTGAATGTGACGGTTGTTATCTTTAGGGGCTAGGTACTGGTTAAGCTTAGCTTTCGCTTTGTTTATTTGAGCGAAGGTAGGCAGAGTACCCGGCGTGCCAACATGGTTGTAAATGTCTTTGGTCACCGAGTCTAGCATCGTGCTTTCGATGTTGGAACACAGTACAGCCATAGCGGGCTCGATGATTCGCTTAGAGAAGTCATCGATATCCATGGTGAGATCCTTCGTAGAAAAGTTCATATCGACACCTTTCTGCGTAGCGACCGTCAAAGTTACACTGGTTTCTTCGGTGTCTTGCGCTTGCAAGGTTTTACCGGTTCGGACAGTGTATTTGTTAGGGAGGCGAATAGACAAGCTATCGCCGATTTTGGCACCAGACTGAGCAAACGAATCATCGTATTGTCGCTCGGTCGTGCCGATGAAAGACAGCTTCTCATGCGCGATGCGTAGAGCTTCTCGCGTCACTGCTGTCGGAGTAAGAAGGTTATTAGCCATTTTAAGGGCTCCTTTGTTTAATTAATAAAATAGAATTAACGTCCATAAATTTCCTTATTGCGCCGCTTAATCCACTCTGCTGTTGATATCTTGTCATTCGGCTTATTGCTTGCGACAGCTCGACCTTTAGTAGCTTTTGGCGGAGTAGGTGCGGCGGACACTTGTTTGGCACCGGTTGCAGTAACAGCGTTCGAGAGACGTCCAATTGCCAGAGCCTGCTGCATAGGGGGTAGCTGTGCTATCTCCGCAGCCTGGTCCGGGTTCTTGCCCAAGTGATACCAAACGTGTGGTGCGTTATCGGAACTAAGTACAGCCTCAGCCATAACAGCCGATAGCGGTAAACTCGGGTCCGTTGCGACGGCTTCAAAGTCGTCGTACAGTTCACGTCCGGCGTCGAGCGCGGCATCTTTCACAGAGTCAAATTGCTGTCTTGCTTGTGCTTGTTGTCTCTGCTGACTCAATTGCCGTTGTTCAATCTCTTTTACCTGTAGTGCTTCCTTTGCTTTATAGACAGCCAAGTCTTCGACATACTTTTCGTAGTCGTCATATGTTTCACGATTGGGTGGCGCAGATGGACCTTCCTGAGCCGCATACTGTTGCACAGCCTGCTCTTCATAGAATCGATTCTGCATCTCTTCAATGAATCGGTCGCGCTCGTGAATCTTCTTGGTTAACTGGTCTATTCTTTTTTTGTAGCTTCGCTTTCCGGGTTTCGGCTCTTGATTCTGGTCATCTCCACTAGCCTCAGTGGATTCCCCGTCATCTTCGCTCTCGACAGCCTCAGAACTTTCTTCGTGCTGGCTTTCAACCTCTTCATTCTCCGCTACAGCGGGGGCGTCATTTCCGGTAGATGCTGCCTGGGCATCTTGTTCAATTTCAACTTCTGGAGTTTCGGCTAAATCATTAATCATGCTAATCACCTTGTGTGTTGCGCGGCGGTTGTCCGCGTTGTTTCCGCAAAATTGCGTCGGCTACTGAGCCGTGAGTTTTCCTATCATATCTTTCAAAAATGCCATTTCCTCAGACATGGATTTTAATTGTGCATCGGTTTCTAACTTCTGCATTTCAATAGCGTGCCTCAATGCGTTGTCAATCTTCTCAGCATCGAGGCCCTCCTTATCAAGTTCCAGTGCGCCAAGTTTTATCTTGCGCTCCTTATCCTTATCAATCATTTGTGCCATAAGCTTGTCGCGGTTCATTTCCTTATCCGCTTCCTTGTTTGCAAGCTTGTTCATCATCTGCTCGCGCTCAGCCATTAGAGCGTTGAGCTGCATCTCCATCTCCTGGGTCATCTGTTGAGATTCCGCGAGCTGCTGTTGTAGTGCGCCCATCTCATCTTCTTCACCACGTACTTCAGGTGGGACCATGTTATGTAGGCGCTCGGCCATTTCATCCGCGCCAGGCCAGTCCATGTTCTTAACCATTAGGTCACCGATGACGGTCCACAATTGGGGATTGCCATCGATGATTGCGGACATGGATTCAAACGCTTCCTGTCTCTTCGTGCTGAAGCTCGGCCCGGTAGATACTGCGACGTCGTACTTACCAACACCAACATCGTAAATGCGCTCAATACCTTCACCCTCTGTCTGCTGCTCTGCGCCGGGGGATATCGTCACCTGTTCATCATCACCATCTTCACCCATGATTCTGGCAACGCGCTCCGTGTCATAAACAACAGGAATGAGGTCAACGATAATTCGTCCCACATGTCGTACTGCCTGGGCCATGTTGTCTACGAAGTGGTACGTCGCCATATCGCCAGCTTTCTGCCGGTTATGGATAGCTAGACCGCTGCGCTCGTTTGTTACTTCACCCAGTGACGCACCCATCTGGCCGATAGTGGCCTGCAGGTCACCGTTAGATGTTTCCATTAATGACATTGCTGCGGCATTGGGTAGAGCTGGTGGTTGTCTTGTTGGCGCGCCAGTGGGGTTGCCCTGCTCATCTGTTTCGTTGTATGGCAAGTACGCATAGTTCTTTTGGTTAGCGCTCGCATACATATCCTCGTAGCCGTCGATAGCATTCCTACCAACCAACCAGGGATTCTTCGGTTGCATTGCCATCGTCTCGATGTTCGTGGACATGGCATAGTTATAAGCGCGCTGCGCATCCCGCGCACGTCGCACGATTCCAGTCGTATAGCGCTCGTCCTCAATCATTACATCTTCACCGGGAACTCGGACGATAGGTATATACCTACCCGGTAAGACGAGACCTGAATCACCCCCTTCTAATATTTCTTCGCCGTTTAATTTCTGATATCGAACCTCTGGCTCGGCAACAGTCCTTTCGCCTAAAATTATTAGTTGGTCCTCCATGCCTTCAATGTCTTCCGCCCTAACAGCTTCCGGGGGCGGAGGCACCTGACCTATCTGGGTCATTCTGGGTTGAACAAATAGATAGGTACAATCCTTGTCATCTATCCACCAGTGCTCCGCCACGCGGATTCTGTCCTTATCTATCCATGCATCCCCACTGCCACCAGATTGAAAACTAGATAGATTTGCATCTGGAAATTCACGCATGAATTGTTGTTCTGACATATGGTCAATCTGAAATACGCGGCGTGCGTCACTACCGGCATTGTCTGTAACCCATGGGTCAAAATAGACCGAGAATGGATTGCGCACCGGTTTAATCATAATCTCTTGATGGTTATAAATTGGGTCAACCACTTCAAGGCCAACACGTATATAACCAATACCACACATCACCTGGAACTCCGCCGCGATATCGTATGCCATACCAGCGTTGGACACATGTTCAATGTGCCGGACCATGCCCTGTAGTATCTTGGCTGTCTCTATGTCGGCAGCATCATCGACAGGGAGAATGCGCACAGATGCACGATTTTGTCTCATGTCGTTTGTTATCTGACGAGCATGTACTGCAATCTTGTTAACCGTTAAACATGGTCTAGCGCCATCTAGGTCATTTTCGCGAAGCCTGCGTAGCTCCTCCGGCCACTGGTCGTCAGAGTAACCGAAGCGAAGGTCCTCAACCTGCCGCTCACGATTAGCATTCTCTTCTTCCTCAATAGCGTCGAACTCTTTTTTAATGTCTTCGATTTTCAATTTGCTAACCATCCAGTTCCAGCCTGCCTAACGTATGGACGTCGTGCTGGCTTTTTAAGTTTATCCTTCTGCTTCTTCGTTAAGCTCGGGAATAGCTCGGTCACCGACATGACTAATGCATCTAGCCTGTTAGGACTTCTTGCGCCGGTGTATCCTGCTGTGCTCATTGCACACATTTCATCTTCTAACTCAGGGAATCTACCGGACAACTTGACCTTGCCGGTTTCAAATAGTGCAGCTATAGGTTCAGCTCTCAAATGCTTACCCCTTGATGCTGTCACCTGCTTGTATGGCGTACCAGGTCGTGCTGTCTGTATAACATGTTCAACCATCGCGCCACCGTAGTTAACTTCACCAACTACAATGTTGGCTGCGTAGTTATCGAACTGGTCACCTACAATCTTTCCCCATACAGCTGGTGAAGCCTTTACCGTGTAATCCGCAAGCACTACAGCGTAGCCCTGCTGCGTCATCCCGGTGATTATTATTCCAATGGCGTCGTTGTTCTTGTCCGGGTCATCGTCTGCGCCACTCGGGTCAACTGCGATAACCACTCTTGTTAGGTCGTACTCCTCGGATGTTCTGCTCTTATCAATGCTCTCCGGTGTCCACAGCGCGCTCTCTGTTGCCTCAGCGTAATCACCATCCAAGAACCTCTTGCGGTTCCTACTGGACATATGCTGCAGCTCATCGATATAACCCTCCGGTAGGTTCTCCATATTGTCTACAGGATTGAGTCGTATCATCTTGTAGTTATCAGGATTACCCAGCTGCTCGTTACTGTCCGGGTCAATCTTTTGTTCGAATAATTTGTACGTCCAGTGCGCCTTACTCGGTGGGTTGTAGTCGTAGTACATCTTCAGTGGTAACGGTCTAACGCCATCCGAGTACCGTGCATCAACATTCTGAGCTAATCGCGTTACCGCTATTGAGCGTGAGCCCCAGGGTATCTGTGAACACTCATTAAGGAATATCGTTGCGTATTCCTGTCCTAAAATCTTCTCGGTTCGCTCCTTATCATCTAGGCCACCGAACCATATCTGCGCGCCGTTATCTTCGAACTCTGCAAACCATGTTGTCTTATCAATTTTGTATTTGATATTCGGATAACGTATCTCCATTGCCTTGGGGAACGTATCGTGAATAATTGCTGTCTTTACCGCATTAAATCGGTATCGTAATATCGCATGTCTGCTCTTCTCAGCCTTCAGCGCTCGCGCGATGATTGCGCAGACAATGGCGAAGGTTTTACCACTACGCGAACCACCTCTAGCTCCACAGTGCGTTGCCTCACTTCCTAATACCTTAAGTAGCTCCTTCTGTTTATCCGTATATTCGAATGTCACTAGAGCTCATCTTCCAGGTCAGAGAACGTGATATTTAATCCGTGATTTATCTCACCATTAACATCCACAGCCTTCTTCTGTGGGTGAATATACTTCATAAGCTCCTTATCTATAGCAACCTTCTGGAACTCATTCAAATTAGCGCCATTGCGAGCCTCTACAAGCTTCTTCACCGGGTCGTATCCCAGTGCTTCGAGCGTCTCAATAACGTCAGCTATCTTCACGTTAAGGTCATCGTTCTCGCGCTTTTCCTTTGCGTTCGCACCAACGAGTGCAGTCGTGCCCTCACTAACGGATACGCGCTTACGTCGCTTTCGTGTTGTTGTTTTCTTCTCAGTCATTAGTATCTAGCACGCCCATTAGTCAGCCACCCATACACTAACAGCGCCACTACTGTAACTCGTTACGTTCGCACGCATGTACGGCCATGGCGCCTCAGATTCATAACCTCCACTCGCCGTTATAGGGTCACCAAGTGATATCCAGTTGTCGTTATCTACACTTGCCTGCATTTGCACGGTTGCTGTCCCGGTTATCAATACCTGGAATACTCGCTGCCCTTTTCCACCGTAAACTCCACTCGCCCCGGTAGATGTAACCCCCATAAGGAGAGGCGTAATTATGTTTCTCGGTTCACTCATCTATAGCCACCATCTTTTGCGTAATATTTTTCGCCTAGTAACGGCGCCCTTTGGAATGATTGTGTCGTGTCCGTAAGTAATGTCTTCTAACTTTGGCTGAGAATGCGTAGACACGACCTTGATTGTTTTTTCTGTCTCCTCGATAACATAACCAACCGTGAACATCGGCCATGTATCGAGTTTTGATATATCTTCTTTTGATAACCAACCGTTAGAATGACTGACGATATCGTCCCACTCGATTAGCTCTATTGGCGGAATCAATTGACAAATTTATCCTTGGTCTGATTTGCTGGTCTGAGCTCGGCAGCAACTAAACCGGTCTCATAAAGCCTCGCTGAAATTATTGAGGCGTTGAAAAAGCCACCGTTCTGGAATGGGAAATAGTCTGGGGCGTTGCCGTCAACACCTACGCACGTATCCGCGCCCTCAGTGATTGCGCCGGTACCCGTGATGTAGCTGAAAATCGCTCCGGTGCCAACGCACGTATCTGCGCCTTCGGTAATTGAACCAGACCCCGATACCTCACCCGTTGCTGTAACAGTACCTGCGCCAGAGCTGGTGTCTGCCGCCTCCGTAATGGCGCCAGTCCCGGTTATATAGCTAAATACTGCGCCAACACCGGCCGATACATCGGCCGCCTCTGTTATTGCGCCGGTGCCAGATATCTGACTACTTACTGTTCCGGTGCCTGCGGCCGTATCTGCCGCCTCTGTTATTGCACCGGTGCCGGTAATGTAGCTGAATATCGCACCGCTACCAGCCGATGTATCCGCGCCCTCAGTTATCGCCCCGGTGCCGGTAATGCCGCCTGCTGCTGCGGCAAACTCCATAATGACCGACGCTGGCTCTGA